TAGAGGGCGGCGGAGCGACGGGGCGGCTTTCCCTTTCGCTCGAACTCCCAACCATAATTGACGCAAGCACCCTCGCGAAGTTCGTACAGGCAAGCAGCGAATATGACACGGCGGCGGTATACGCAAAACTTGACGGCACTGACTACTACGCGATTAAAGGCAACGCAAGCCCCGCAGCAGTAAAGAATCTGTGGGATAAGGCGGTTTCTGCGGCATTGCTCGCAAGTCAGATTGATTTGAGCGCGACACAAATAAACATAGCGGCGGAACATGTCGTTATCACGGGCGAGGGAAGCACCCACGGACAGACAATCATAGACGGCGGGAAAATCCGCACGGCGTTGATTGAGGTAGACGAACTATTATCGCAGAACATCACGCTGAAACAGAACGGTTACATCAGAAGCTCAAACTATGCCGAATCGAGCGGCTATCCGACAGCGGGCTTTATGCTAGATTGTGCGAACAATATTATCAAAGCGTATCAGATGAAAGCTGTAGGGGGGACTTTCAAAGAGGGTTTTTTTGAGGGGTTACTTGATTGTGGAGTATTTAAAGTAAAAAAAGATACAGTGCAATCAAACATTGTTTATTACAGCACTTCGCAGAAATCCGCTTTTGAAAATTATTATACTGATAAATGGGGATTTGAATTTGATTATACAGGAAGCGTAGCAGGGCTTTACGGTGCTAACGCTTATATTAGGGTTGGTAATACTAGATATGAGAATATTCAAATACATATTTTTAATAACAGAGCTGCAACAATATATTTTTATGCGTACAACGACATAAATAACAAGATAGCGATATATTCAGCGTCGGGTTCTGCAGCAGTAATCTCGGAAATGTATTACCCATTTTGGATAGAATATTATCAACAAAATGCGGTTATAGCAGAATTTGCCAATTTGCCGACTTTTGACCCGCACTCTTCGGGAATGGTATGGAATCAAGACGGGAATCTAAGGATTTCAGAGGGATAAAAACTAGAGCCGCCAACTTAATGCAAAATAATAGCACTACAGCAGCGGCGTTGATAAACTTATGATTTAATTATTGAATATCCAACGATTGAAACTTAACAGCGCGGATTTTCGACGATGAAAGAATAAAATCATTTATACCGTTTCTAATTTCCCTTTCCAAATTATCCTCATTTTTTGGGGATAATTCGGCGGAAGTTTTACCCATAAAGAAACGGCGTAAATATTCGCGCAATTCCACATCATGCGCTTTTATATCCGTAGATGTTGCCTTGTCGTCCAATTTGTAGCCCAAGACTACGGCAGCAGAAACCGCCGCGCCGTCCGCATTATTCGTTTTTATTTCATAATCAGAAGTCCACGAATAAACAACCGTTTCGGCTTTGTACTCATCAACAATGGGAAGCACCGCCCCGAAATCAAACGGTATATCATCGAACTTGACCGAGTAGCGACCCTTTGAGCATTTGGCTTTTAATTCAATCGGCTTAACCGAAAAATAATCATAGCGCGTGCCGTCTTTTTTTGCAAAATCGAATAAATCCAAATGGTCGCCGTCTACGGGCAAATCGGCAGTATAGAAATATACGCCGTTTATTGACCATTCAATATTTTTAATTTCCGCGCCCGTATCATTATTAACCCAATAAAACACCTGCGGTGCTTTATAATCATTTGAGTTATTTTCGACGCTGATATTGAGATTTTGAGCCGAACAAGAAGAGAGCAGAACGGCAGACCATACAAACAAAATGGCAAATATAGATTTATTAGTTTTCACACCAACCCCCTAATAATTGCAGTATAGCACAGCGCGTCAAAGTTTCAAGTATTACCCCGCGCGGATTGTAGCCCGCCCGCTATGAGTATCAGCGTAGAAATATCTATACAGCAATTCTTTTTCTACAATCGGCATAGAATCCCCCACACAATCCGTTATTGGCTCGGCCAGCTCCACCCCGTAATATTTGCCGCCCATATACGCCCGCAACCCGTAACTTTCCGACAAGCAGAGAGTAAACGAAACGCAAGCAGCCCGCGCAGCAAGCAGATTAAACTTGTAACCATGATAAATAAATGAACCATTGGCGCGCGTTTTCTTTTCAGCGCGGACACTAAAAAGAAAATCAAAATCACAATCGGCGGGCGGATTTTTCCAATGCAAAGCTAGATCTTGCGCTTCTACGGCAAACCGCGCATTAAATCCGTCTATAAATCCAGCTAAAAACGCGTTCGCCTTTTCGATTGTATCAATATGCAGGAAACGGAAAATATAAGGCAATCGCCCTTGTAAAGTTTGCCATAATCTTTCTATGCGCCCCTTTGCCTGCGGGCTATACGCGGCAATCAATTCTATTTGCAGCTCGCGGCAAGTTTTCTGCCATTGCGTTTCTGATTTTTCCGCGCCCGCTAGTTGCTCTTCCAGCGTAGCCCCGCGATTGACAAAGAAGCACGCCGAACGGTCGGAATAAATCGCACGCGGCAGCCGCCCGCCCGTTCGCGTAAAGATTTGAAATAAAAGCTGGTAATACCCTAGCAAACATTCATTAGCGCAAAAGTACAACGCTACAACCTTATGCGTCGCGTCGTCGATTGCCCCATGCAGCGTTATTTTATGGCCATTCATAAACCAATCATGCGAGCAGCCGTCAATCTGTATCAAATCCCCCTCGTTCGGGCGTTCATCGCGCGGCAGATGTTTCTTTTTTTCACGCACAGGAACGCGGGCACGGGGCGACATAATCCCAGCACCCGAAAGCGCATTGTATACCGTAGAATACGAGGGCGAATATCCTAAAAAATCCTCGCAATCATCACGAAACGCGGCGAACGGCGACCCCGTAAAATTGGCATAATCGGCGGCGATTTTTGCAGAATCATATTTTTTATTTTTGGGAGCGCGCCCCGTATTACCATGTATAAAAATGGCCGCGCCGAATTGCCTATAACGCGCCTTTAGCCGCGACACCGAATAGGGAGCAATACCGATTAGTTTAGCGCATTTCCGCACGGACAACACACCCGCCGCACATTGCGGAATATACACCATTTTTCTTTTTTGTAACTCGTAATTCATTATTTTTTGTTCGGAGCAATCCAGCAAAAAACTTTAATAAAAAAGTATGCAAATGCAGATTTTGCATAATTTTGCATAGCCGTAAAATGCAAATGCAGATTTTGCAAATGCAAAAAATGCAAAAATTATTTTGCATAAACACGAAAAACAACGCGAAAACACACGCACGCGAAGCAGAACAGAAAACGGGCAAGAATCAGCGAAAAAACGGCAGAAAAACGGGAAAAACGCGACGACAGCCAGCGGAGCAAATGACGAGCAAATAAGAATTAACGGCATAAACGCCCGCCGTAAGTTATTATAATATATAGATTTAGTGCAAGTGTATAATTTGTAAATGCAAAAAATGCAAATGCAGATTTTGCATAGTTTTGCATTGTCGTATTATGCAAATGCAGATTTTGCACCCCGTTTGCACTATGTATATGTATTTGTATATGTATATGTATATGATTTAAAAAGAGTAGCGCATAAATGCGCACGCGGCAGAAGCCGCCGCCCCGTACCCCAGCAAGGCACCGCGCGGCATTATCGGCATGATTTTCTAAAACATAAATATTTTTTATTTTCGCGCTTGACAATTCGGCGGACTGCCTTTATATTTAATTTATCAGCCGATAATCACGGCTGCATTTCTTAGGTGTCCACCATTTCAAATTATTGCCAACAATATTGACAATAAGCGAAAAAGTGAACACCCAAAAACGAGCTGCTATTTTTTGGTGTGTTGAATAGCCGCTTGTTCGGTACGAGTGGCTAAAATACGGTAACTCGTAGAGCAGAAAGACCGCAACGGATAACACACCAATCCGAAGCGGTCTTTTTCATTTTTGAGGTGTGAACATGAAAAAACGAAACACTAGCAACAATCCGCTTTTTTGTAAAATCCGCGAGCTGGAAGAAAAAGCCCTTGAAGCAGGAATCATCGAAAAGGCACAAATCAAGACTTCGGAAGCTATGCGCGAAGAAGCGTGGGAGTGCTATTTAGTTAGCCGCATGGAATGGCTTGAATCCATGATTAAAGACAAGGAGCTTGAAGCATGAGCGGCTATCCAATCCAACTAATCACAGACTACAGGGCGGGAAAAATCAGCCGCCAACAATTCATTAAACAATTCAGCGAATGGCAGAAAGCAAACACAATCAATTTTGATTGCAAGGGAACGGCAGACAGAAACGGCACATATTTATCATATCGCGGAATCAAGGCAGAAATTAAAAACGGCGTTTTATGCTGGAAGAACAACACGGCAAAAAATCTATTTGAGTTTGAGCGACAGGTTGACTACGCATTTAATCAAGAGTTCAGCAATTTCAAAAATGCCAGCTACTACGCGGGCGAATCCTACGAAGCAAACCTGCGCGGCGACACAGACCGCCGCGGGGAAATGCAGCAGAAACAAACATATTTTTTGCAGCAGGCTAAAAAATGGGGTGCGCTATGGAATTAAAGGACATACCCGAAAGCGCAGTAATCCAGCAAGTAAAGCAAATCCTAAAAGTTACGGGGCTTAAAATCCAGCGTATCAATACAGGCTGCTTCACAATCGGCGAGGGGCAAAACCGCCGCTACATCAAGACGGCGGACGCTGGCACTTGCGACTTTGAGGGCTACGACAACATCGGGCGTTTTGTAGCGATTGAGTGCAAGCGGCCGAGCGGCGGGCGATTAAGCCCAGCGCAAAAAGAGCGTATAGCGGACATCAACCGCAAGGGCGGCGTGGCGTTCGTTGCACATAGCGGGGAAGAAGCCCTGCAAAAGCTAAAAGAAAATCATTGCATTTAAGGGGGTGCTAAAAAATGCAGGAAGAAGAGAAAAGGGAAATCCCGACACCAGCAATTTTATTGACCATGCTGGCACAGCTAAACGACAAGGCGTTTGCCAAAGAAGCCGTTTTACAATGCGAAGAGAGCGGCGCGAACATCGCTAAATTGCAGGGATTTTTAGCAGGCGTGCGCAAGTATAAATCGCTAATGCGCGATAACGGCTACACATTCGACATCAAGTTTGACGGTACAACCGAGCGCAAACTTTCATTTTTCGGCGAGGACGGCTGCGAGTTAGATCTTCGCGAATTGCGCGAAACAGTATCAGACATTGACGAATTGACAGAATCCGCAGCGTACAACGAATTAAAAGAGCTATGGCAGAACGCCGTAGAAACGCAAAAAGATTGGCTATTCTACACCAGCGAAAAAGGGCGCGATTTACACTTCGCCAAAGGCTGGTACGAAGCCATGACCGAGATTGACAACACAATCAAACGGCTGCACATGGCACTAGAAGCGGCAGAAAAGGAAGCCGCAAGCAGCCTGCCGTTTGACGACGACACAGGCAACGACTAGAGGGGAACGCGCACAGAGGGTGCTATCAAGGCGGGTTCAAATCCCGCGCGTTTCCAAAACAAACCGACGCTTGCAAGCCTAGGGAACGGCAAGCGGTAGAAGCAGGGAGAAGTCAAGCGAGGGGCTTTTTGCGGGGCGTTTACAAGCTGACGGTGGCAAGTTCACGGCGGACGCTATGACGATAGCGGGCGGGTTCGATACCCGCACTTGCAATAAGGAAAAACAGCTGGCCAGCGTTCGACCTTACAAAAATAATTTTTTACGAGGTGCGAAAAAATGAAAAATGCAATTTTGAAAATCTGCGAAAAATTGCGCGGATATTCAGACACAGAGCCGTACTTTGAAGTTACGGAAATCAAGCAGAACGAAAACGGCACTTACACAGTAAATGTGCAAGTAGTAGACCCAGCAGAGGAACAGGGGGCAGCAAATGAAAGTAACTAACAGGCTACACTTGCCCGAAGCGTTCGTCAAAGCCGTAAGCGTAGAACGCCACAACAAGGCGGGCTGCTATTCAGCTACAACCCTCAACAAGGGCACAAAAGAAATTATTTTGCAGGAGCGACACTGGGACGAGTTCACAGTTGACGCAGCCGACAGCGTGTGGGCGACATTTGGAACGGCCGTTCATGCAATCATGGAGAAATACGAGGACGGCAACTTCCACGAAGAAAAGTTCGACATTGCCGTTTCAAAATCCCGCGTTACGGGCGTAGTAGACAGCTACGACATGGAGCGCGGCATTATAAACGATTGGAAAACCGCCAGCGTCTACAAGATTATGAAAGGCGATTTTTCGGATTGGTACAAGCAGGGTATGACCTACGCATGGCTTTTGAAACAGAACGGGCTGGAAGTTCGCCGCTGCCGCTTCATCGCATTTTTGAAAGACCACAGTATGACCAAAGCAGAAACAGATAGCAGCTATCCACAAGCTCCCGTTTTCGAGTACGAGTTCGAGGTTACACCCGAAGAGCTGGAACAGGCGAAAGCAAGAATCACGGCGAAAGTAAAGGACATCGAAGCCGCCGAGCTTTTGGGCGATGATGATATAGCACCATGCACACCCGAAGAACGCTGGGCAGACCCCGAAAAATACGCCGTAATGAAAAACGGTCGCAAAACAGCCGTTCGCGTATTTGACACATTGATAGACGCGGAAAATTGCGCGGGCGAATTGGGTAATAGCCATTATGTAGAAACCCGCCCCGCAGTATCGAGAAAATGCGGCAAATATTGCCTTTGCAAAGATTTTTGTAGTTTCTACAGGGGGAACAAATGACAGATTTAAACCATGTAATCGAAATCGGGCGATTAACACGCGACATCAGCGAGCGCGATTTTGGATATACGACAGGCGGCACAGCGCGCCTTAATTTGAGCATTGCCGTAAACCGCAGCGAAAAACGCAACGGCGCGTGGCAGGATAAAGTCAGCTATTTTGATGTAACCGTATGGGGCAAGAGCGCCGAAAACATCAAATCATATTTGCACAAAGGCAAACAGATTGCAGTAGACGGCTACCTCGACCAGCAACGCTGGGAAAAGGACGGCGTAAAATACAGCAAGGTTGTAATTATTGCCGACAGCGTCCAGCTTTTGGGCGGCAACGAGAACGGCCAGCAGAGCGCACCACAGGCACAGCAGCCAGCGGGCGACTATCAGCCAGCGGGAAGCGGCGACGACTTCCCCGAAGATATACCGTTTTAGCGAGGTGGGAACATGGAAAAGAAAGCCATAGACATATACGAATCATTAGCGCAGCCGCCTAAAAGCGCGCTCCGACAGATTGAAGCGGGAAAATTAAAGGGTAAGACCGACATAAATCCGCAATGGAGATACAAGGCTATGACCGAAGTCTTTGGGCTTGTAGGAATTGGCTGGAAATATGAAGTCCGTAAATTATGGACGGAACAGGGCGCAGGAGCGGAAAAGCTCGCCTTTGCACAGGTTGCCGTATACATCAAGGACGGCGACACATGGAGCGACCCTATCGAGGGAATCGGCGGCAGCCGCTTAGTTCAGCTCGAAAAGGGCGCGGCCGTAAGCAACGATGAGGGCTACAAAATGGCCGTAACCGACGCTTTCAGCACCGCCTTAAAAATGCTCGGCGTGGCAGCCGACATCTACGCTGGACGCTGGGACGGCAGTAAATACAAAGAAGAGCTGCCCGCACCCGTAGAAGCCGTAAAAAAGGCATTTAATGGCGAGGTAGTACAGCCAAAAAAACAGCCCGCAAAATTGGCATTTGAGCCAAAGGGCGGAGAAACAACGGCAGAGGAAAAAAAGGAAATCGGCAATTTACTAAAAAGTAAATACGTAGACGGCGCGCCGATTTTCAGCAAGGAAGAAATGAAAGCATATAGCGACAGCCGCAAGGACTACACAGCCCGCGAGGTAATCGACAACATCAAAGCGGAATTGCAGAAGCGATTAACGCCGCCACCAGCGGCAGAACCCGCACCAGCCGAACAGCCCAGCTTTGACGATATGCAGCCCGTAGAACAGAGCGAGCAAGGTTTTGACATCTTCTAAAGGGAGCGGCGGAAATGGTGCAGTATGTATTAAAACGGGTAAATATTGCGGGGCGCATTGCGTTTGAACCGCCCGCCGATTTGGGAGCGACTGAAAACATAAAACGCGAATTGCGCAAATGCCGCGATAAACATAACGACTATGTGCTTGTAACCATTCAGCCGCCCCGAAAGCCGCGCACGACGGGGGAGCACTCGCAGAATCACCACCTTAACGGGCACATCATGCAGATATGCAACGAAACGAGCAACAGCTACGACGCAATTAAATATTGCGTCAAAATGCTGGCCGTTGAAGAAATGGGCTACCCCTACGAATTAGTAGACGGCCACATCTGCCCGCAGAGCGAAACGGATTGCAGCACCGAAGAGTGCGCAAAGCTAATAGAAGCAGCCCATGTTTGGGCGGCACATCACGGAATAATTTTACAGGAGTAAACGAAATGAATATCAATATTAAAAATTGCGAAGTAAACATCATCACGGGCACAGATACGCTCGAAATCAATGGCGGCACACAGCCAGCAGCAGCCGAAGCCCCAGCAGAGAGCACACGGCCAACAGAAAGCAAAGAAAGCGGATTTATTAGCGAAATGACCTACAGCGTGTCCGCATTTATGGCAAACCGCGACAAGGTAAGAATAGGCGACCGCGTAAAGCTCCCGTCATTCACCGTTCCCGCCGTAAAAATGGACGGCGACGAAGTAATGGAGTTCGACGAAAAGAACATCAGAGCCGACGACGCTATCGTAATCGGCAAGGACGAAAACGGCAATTTTATTTTGATTTTTGACCATTGCCTTTTTGAAAGCGCAATAGATCTGAATGACGAAAAACGCTTCGAAATGACACAGCTCGGGCAGTATTTGCAAAGCGAGTTTTTGCGCGCAATGAATGGCGCAGGAATCCCCGCCGAATCCTGCGGGCTTATCAGTAAAGACGAGATGTTCGGCGATAATCCGCTTGAATATTTCAAGACAGGCCGCAACCGCATAGCGTTTGATTTTGACGAGGATTGCAGCCGCTACTATTGGCTTTCTACATTGTACGACGAAGTTGCG